GCAGAGCCAACAAACTGAAATATCAGGTTGCTATGGATGTGCTAAACGGTCAGGACATTGACCCTAAATTTATCGGTGGCGATAACCCTTATATTGACCGCACTGAACTAGTGCCAGTTGAAGACCTCAAAGACCCACCAGCCCGTGATAAAGAATTACCAGATCGCACACAAGTGCAGAACCTGTTTGTATCTAACAGTATTCCGCACACTGATTACGAAAGCCGCATGCAGGACAAAAAAGTCTCAGTTATCTTTCGCAAATACAAGTCAGGTGAAATCAGTTATGAAATCCTAGGTCCAGTTGACCAGCGAGCACATGGCATGAAATTAGACAAGTATGGCAGAGAGCGCCCTGAAATTATTAAATGGATTGACCCACGCAGCGGAGAACAGATAGTTGTTCGCCGTGATGGTAGTCTAACACCACAGGGCAGAAAACTTCGCGCCCTGATGCAGACATTTAAAGTCAATAACAGCAATCAGTGGGATATATGGATTGACCGCGAATTTGTATCATTGAATGACAGCAGCATCACTGATGTATGGGATTTGGATAAATGAACTCCAGAGATGCAATCATTGACCAAGCGCAACAACAGCGTATTGCCCGTGATACAGTAATCATGCAAAAGGTTAATGCTGCACACAGGGAAGCGTTTAAAACACGCTTTCCTGGGCAGATAGAACACTGTATGCGATTAACAGCAGAACGCCTGCACAAGATGTTGACCAATACACCACAGGATATCAGCAATCCTGAAACTTGGACAGCAACTGCCAGTGAAATTCGTGACATGGCGACTGCACTACACATGCTGGCAGATATTAGTAAGCAGTTTCCCACAGGAGAGTAAATGATAGGCACAGAAATATTAATGGCTCGTGCCCTGCGTCATGCATTGGAAACCAACGGACTCACAGCAGAATCCCTGGCTAGTATTCCAGCACCATTACGAGCACAGTTACAAGACTTGGCTATTACCATCGCGGATGACATGCGATATAACCAGTTACGATATTTCCGTCCTTTTAAACATCAGTTAAAATTCTTTGCCACAGGCGACAGTGAGCGCCGTGGTATTCTGGCTGCTAACCGTATTGGTAAAACAGTTTCTACCTGTTATGAAACAGCCATGCACCTGACTGGGCAATATCCAGAATGGTGGACAGGCTACAAGTTTGACAAACCAATAACCTGTATGGTGGCTGGCGAAGGCTGGTCACAGGTAGCCCTGGTTTTACAGCAGGAATTATTAGGCACTCAGGATATTAAAATCACTGAGAATATTGGCACAGGTGCCATACCCAAAGACTGTATTATTGTAGACACCATGCGTAATGATGGTGCCAACTGTATTGGTGTAGAAATTAAACATAAAAGTGGCGGCAAGAGTTATCTGTTATTTGCCAACTACACACAGGAAGTGCGTCAGTTGCAGGGTTTTAAACTGAACCTAGCAGTATTTGACGAGCAGCCACCAGATGACTTTTTTTCGGAAATTGTAACCAGAACTGCTACTACGCAGGGTAAAGTCCTGTGTTCGTTCACACCACTAAAAGGTTTGAACGGTCTGGTGTCAAAGTTCTGGAACCGCGAAGAAGGTTATGAATACATCCGTGTGTCATGGGATGATGTGCCTGAATACGATCCTTGGGGTCAGCCATTCCTGTTAATGAGCACCAGACGACAACTGGAAAAAGATTACCTGCCACATGAGCGTGAAGCCCGTATTGCTGGTAAACCAGTAATGGGTAAAGGTGCTGTGTTCCAGTTAAATAGTTTTCCAACCTACAAGACAGGCGATTACAAGTTTGCAGAGATGCAGAACCTACATCGTGTTATTGCCCTTGACCTGGGATTGGTCAATGACAAGACTGTCATTAGTTTGATGTATTGGGAACCTTTTGAAAAAACTGCTTGGTTACATAAACAGATTGTGGTGCAGGGAACGGATGAGGCTGTTCCAACTCAGTATATCAATCATCTACTTCGTCCTGAAGTCTACGGCACTCCTATTGTGTTACCTGCTGATGCTAATACTGCTGGCAGATACACCATGAGCAGTGCCAGCATACGCGAATTATTTGAAAGTTATGAACTAAATGTTTATGACCGTGCAATTATGAACCCGCCAGACCCGCAGGGCAGGCAGACAAACCACAAAGCATATGGTATCAACCAAATGCGACAGATGATGGAAGTTGGTAGTTTAATGATAAACGAAAACTGCACTCATTTTTTAAGCGAAGCGCAGAATTATTTTGTTGATGAAAAAGGCAGATTTAGTGATCCTGATGACTGCATTGATAGTTGCCGTTACGCACTATTGGCTTGTTTACAAGGAATTGCAGAACCCTGGGACAATCGTAGTCCGCAACAGCGAATGATGGCGCAGCGAGATAGATATATCCGTAAGGATGATAGTAACAAGCCTGCGTGGAAGCAGGCATACAACCCAGCAGCATAATTATGACCGAACAAGAAGAATTTGAACAAACAGAGCCACTGTTTATAATAGCAATTGGCGATGCCGCAACAATATTATGTGAGCGACATGCCAAAGCCTATGCAGAGATTATGACCAGTATGGACAAAGAACTGACCATAGTTGAAATGACCGCAGAAGATGCCCAAGAGCACCAATGCATGGCATGCAATATGCAGGATGAACTCACCCGCCCACGCATCATACTGCCTCATTAAACAAGGCTAAATAGTAAGATATAAAAGGATTCTAATTCATGTTAGATATTAAACATATTCCTGTAACGGACATTAATCAGAACAACAAGACCAATTCCCGTTTTGTCAGGATGAAAAACCAAATGGATGTCAAAATGGCATCCTATCTTCGTTACCTAGGAACTAAAAATGCTGTTAACAGGGCAAGTGATTATCACTATCTATGTTTGGCTGTTACTGATTCAACAGCCCCTGTCAATGGTATTGACTACATTCACCCCTCAGTCAAACCAGTAGTTGACTATGCCACCGCAGTTATTGCCAAGGGACTAATGCCCAATGGCGAAATTAACTTTGAGTTTGTTGCTGATACTGAAGAAGATGAAACGGCAGCAAGACAGGCAACCAGCATGGTCACTAAGATCGTTAATAACATGAACGATCCACACTTTATTCTAGAGCGTTGGATCATGGATGCCAACATGCACAAAAATGGCATGATGATGATTAAGCCTGTGCGTGAGCAAATGACCAGATATGTTGAAACAGAAGGCACCCTAGAACAACTCAAAGCATTTGAACTGCAAGCAGCAGAGTCAGGTTTAACTACTCTACGCCAAGGCAAACGCAGAACTACAGTTGACATGGAAGCAGTCATGCAAGAAGTGCAGATGGTATTTGGTGAAAACCAAAAGGCATTTGCCAGTGATCAGATTGACAAACTAATTAATAGTTTTGCCGAAGAAGGTGCCACAGAGTTTGAAGATGAGCAAACCCTGATGACAGAATATACAGATTCAGAAAATGACATTCTGCAAACTGCCATCAAACGTAATACCATTTATCGTGCCAAGTATAAACTTACTGGCTACATGCTGAACATCAAGTTCCACCCTATTGCACAGCACTACTGGATTTGTGACCCTACAGTTCCAGAGATGAAAGATCAACCATTCTGCGGCTATTATGACCCCATGACAATTCAGGAAGCCACAGAATTATATCCAGGTATTGTAGATAACCTGGATGCATTCCGTGAATACGCAGAATACAACATGAACGGTGCTTATCAGGCAGGTTCAGTATTAAACAACTTGGCTATCCACGCCCGTGATAGTGTGCCTGTTATGGGTATCCCTGTTAGTTCGGCTGCTAGTGCAGACCCTGACAGCAGACAAGTAAGTATCGTTACAGTCTGGAACAAGTATGACATTGACGGTGATGGTGAACTAGAACTAGTTGAACTAATTTACAGCGGTCAATATATTATTTCAGCCCGTGAAGTTGAGTTTATTCCTGTGGCTAACATGTGTCCAAAACCACT